TGCCTCTCTCTTGTCCTCCTGATAATAAGAAATGTCAACGGAATTTAGATGCACAAACATTATCACTCATCGGTCAAGAAGCTGCAGCACTACAACTTATGTGCATGGACGCTGATCTTACAGATGTGCTTGGCGACAAGTGTACAAAGTAACGATGTAACTGGTGATTTCAGTAACAACTACCAAGACTCAACTGTAGACAGTAATAACAGTTCTACAAGTGAGACTAATAATTACAATGCAACGGGAGCTGGTGAAAAAGCTCCTGTAATGTCTAGTATAGCACCTACAGTTATGGGTGGCGGTGGAAACGATTCTTGTTTAATGCCTACAACGTTGGGCTTTCAGGTAAGTTTGTTTGGTTTATCTCAGGGTGCAATGGTTCAAGATGAATACTGTAACAGGCGTAAGAATGCTAGACTTTTAGGGACTCCACAACAGATAGGGGGTCTTGGTTTACAAGTTTCTGGGATATCCACAATCTGTGGTGATCCTAATGTTTTTAAGGCTATGATATTAGCCAGTACACCCTGTCCTATCATTGATGTATTAACTGGTAAGTTATTGATGGGTAAGGATGCAGTAGATAAATACAGAGAAAATCCTCAAGCGTTTATAGTGGGGTATGAAGAAGATAAAGAGTTTTGGGATAGCTTATTAAGAATTGGAGAGGATTTAACAGATGAAATCAATGAAGCAAACATTACTAACAACAGCAGGGACACTCGCTCTATTAGTGAGCGGTTCAGGACTACTCGCAGAGTCACTGCCACCACCCGACTACAGCCAGACGGGGGATCAGAAGATACAGTCACTGATTAATTCTATTAACGTTATAGACAATCGGTTACAACTATCTCTGAACTTAGGTATTGGTGCAATAGGATATGCTGAAGTTGGTGGCGTTATTGTTGATGGAGCATTAGACGGTGCTAAAGTAACTACAGCAATGCTTGTAGCTTACGAAGATGCTAGAAGTAAAGTTATGAACCATGACTATGCCACAGCAGAGAATGCGAATCAGTTGTTTATCCAAGAACATACTGCGGCTATGAATAATTTAACTCTAGCTGTTGACGTACTTGGTGATGCTACTTCTGTATTAATGACTGCTACATCTGTTGCTGACACTGCTGCAGAAGCAGATACAAAGCCAGAACAGGTTGCATTACAAGAGATGATTGCTACAGATGAATATAGTCTTGACGCTTCAGAAGTTGACGACTATAATAACGCACTTGATGCAGTAGCAGAGTATGCTCAACAAGCAGGTGCATTTATGGCTGCAGCTAATAACACGGAGTTGACAAGTAGTATAGATAGTTACACTGCAAGTAATAACATAATGGTTGGAACATATACAGCTATTACGTATACACAAGCAGTAGACGAGTTTGTGATATCTTGGGATGATTCAGGATACGGAACTGGTTGGAATGGCTATCTTACTGACGACATGAAAGATGCAGACGATGTGTACGGCGCAGGAGCTTACATCATGCAACATGGATCAGCTTCCTCTAATATGTAGGAACTATTATGATAGAAGACGCAGAAGTTAAAGTTGGCGGGTTTACTTTTAAAGGGTGGTACATAGCTGCTGCCCTGCCAATACTAGGATCTCTTAGTGGCGGTATATATTATGGATATGACACACTACAAAGGTTCTACGCTGTAGAATCAGGCATTGAGACAGTAGTTGAAGCTTCAGGTAAGTTTAACTCTAAGTCTAACGAACTAAGTACTCGTATTCAGACAGTTGAATCTAGTCTAAATGTAGATATACAGAGTGTTCATGCAGACTTAACAGTTAAATCACAGGATATGGAAGCTAATCTTAGCTCTCGTATTCAAGCAATAGAACAGGCGGTAGCAGATAATGACGTTAGAGGTCTTAACACAAGGTTGTCAACGATTAGTACGCAAATGCAAACAATCTTGGAACAACAGAAAGAGTTGCTTGACTTACGTAGTCAAGTTGAGAGATCTACTGGGATCACAGATAGTTTGGGTGATAAACTTGACGAATACCAAACTGAAATAGATGACATATGGAAAGCATATGATTCTCTTGTAGATAAACCCTTATAAGGAAAGCCAATGGCACGTAACTTAACCCCAAACCAACAAAAGTTTCTAGAGGTCTTGTTTGACGAGGCAGGTGGAGACGTGGTTTCAGCAAAAAAGATAGCAGGATACAGTGAAAATACACCTACGAGACTTATTGTCGAATCTCTTAAAGATGAGATTTCCGAAGCTACCAGAACGTACTTCAGTAGAACTGCGCCAAAAGCTGCGATGGCTATGGTCAATGCTTTGTCTGATCCTACGGAGCTTGGTATCAAAGATAAAATGGCTGCTGCAAAAGATCTACTTGATCGTGCAGGGCTTGGTAAAGTGGAAAAAGTAGATGTGTCGTCTTCTGGTGGGGGTATCTTTTACCTTCCACCTAAAGAGGGTAAGAACGAGTAGCCTTGTCTGAATATGATTATGACAGGGACTTTGGTTTCTGGGAGTTACCTAAACCTAAGAAGAGCGATAAGGTTTGGCATCCTGTAGTTAGAGTAGCGGCTCGTGTAGTACCTTTTGGTTATAAGATTGATCCAGACAACGAAAAGCTGTTTCAACCTATACCACACGAACTAGAAGCATTACTGCTTGCAAAGAAGCACTTAAGGCAGTATAGTTACAGGGAAGTAGCAAACTGGTTGACAACACAAACAGGTCGCTCCATTTCCCATGTAGGTCTAAAGAAGAGAATAGCCATTGAGCGAAGACGTAAAAAAGCAGCTAACATTAAACGCAAGCTTGCCAAAAGGCTCGAAGAAACCCTTGCGGAAATCGAAAAGCTCGAAAAAGGTGTCACAGGATACTACACCACCAGAGAAGATACAGACTAGCCCAGCGCAGGTTAAAGCTGAACCCTACAACATAGAAGAAGCCCAAGAAGTTGTATTCAAGCCTAACCCTGGACCACAGTCAGAGTTTCTATCTGCGTCAGAACGTGAAGTACTATATGGCGGCTCGGCTGGTGGAGGTAAATCATATGCCATGCTTGCAGACCCTCTTCATGGGTTAAATGACCCTAACTTTAGTGGTCTACTTGTACGTCATACTACAGAAGAGTTAAGAGAGTTAATACAAAAGTCGCAGGAGTTATACCCTCGTGCTATACCAGGGATCAAGTGGTCAGAACGTAAGTCTCAATGGACTTCTCCGCAGGGTGGTAGGCTATGGATGTCTTATCTGGATAAAGATACCGATGTCACACGTTACCAAGGTCAGGCTTTTAACTGGATTGGATTCGATGAACTTACACAGTGGTCTAGTCCTTACGCTTGGGACTATATGAGATCACGTTTGAGATCTGCACACTCTGATAAGCTTGGTTTGTATATGCGTGGAACGACTAACCCTGGTGGTAGTGGACACTCTTGGGTTAAGAAGATGTTTATTGATCCTGCTCCTGCTAACAAGTCTTACTGGGCTACTAATGTAGAAACAGGAGAAACGATAAGATACCCTGCAGGACACAGTAAAGCAGGTCAACCCTTATTTAAGAGACGTTTTATTCCAGCTAGTTTGTTTGACAATCCATACTTAGCTGAGAGTGGTGACTACGAAGCAATGCTTTTGTCACTACCAGAACACCAAAGAAAGCAGTTACTAGAAGGTAATTGGGACGTAAATGAAGGTGCTGCCTTCCCTGAATTTAATAGAGCTATACACGTTGTTGACGATTTCCCAATCCCTGCTAGTTGGACACGGTTTCGAGCTTGTGACTACGGTTACGGTAGCTACACAGGAGTTATTTGGTTCGCTGTTGCCCCTGATGAGCAACTCATTGTATACAGGGAACTCTATTGCTCTAAAGTTACAGCTTCTGATCTAGCTGATATGGTACTTGATGCTGAGTCTGGAGATGGTACAATACGTTATGGAGTCTTAGACTCTTCCCTCTGGCACAACAGAGGTGATACAGGTCCTTCACTAGCAGAGCAGATGAACCAGAAGGGTTGCAGATGGCGACCCTCAGACAGGTCAAGAGGTTCTCGTGTTTCAGGTAAGAACGAAATACACAGAAGACTACAGGTAGATGAATTTACAGAAAAGCCTAGAATTGTATTTATGGCTTCATGTACTAACACTATAACACAACTACCTGCACTACCTCTGGATAAGCGTAATCCAGAAGATGTAGATACACACGCAGAAGACCACCTATACGATGCATTACGTTATGGAATTATGACACGGCCTCGTAGCTCTATATGGGACTTTGACCCAGCAAAACAACGAAGTGGCTTTCAAGCTGCAGATAACAAGTTTGGATACTAAATATGGATGAATTATCTTACGAAACAGATGAAGTAACAGCAGCTGAGGATGGCAAAGAGAGTATCTTTGATTCTAAGCCTGATGTAGTAGCTTTCGTAGAGGAACGGTTTAGTCGTTCTGAAGATGCAAGACAGGGTGATGAAGAGCGTTGGTTAAGAGCCTATCGTAACTACAGAGGACTATACAGCCCTGATGTACAATTCACAGACACAGAAAAGTCTCGTGTATTTGTTAAGGTTACAAAGACTAAAACTCTAGCGGCATACGGTCAGATAGTTGACGTACTGTTTGGCAACAACAAGTTTCCACTTACAGTAGATCCATCTGTTTTACCTGATGGTGTAGCAGAGTCTGTACATATAGATATGAATCCTAATGCTAATCAAGTAGGAGATGCTTTAAGATCTATTACTCAGGAAAAGCCTTCTACGCCTTACTTAATAGATGGAGACACTAAATTAAAACCTGGAGAAACACTTAGTGATTTACGAAGCAGGTTAGGACCACTAAAAGATAAACTAGAAAGCGTATCTGATAAGATTGTAGAAGGTGATGGCACTACACCTAGCACTGTTACTTTTCATCCTGCATTAGTAGCAGCTAAGAAGATGGAAAAGAAAATACATGATCAACTTGTAGAGTCAGGTGCATCTATACATTTAAGATCTATGGCGTTTGAACAATCATTACTTGGTACGGGCGTAATGAAAGGCCCATTTGCTGTAGATAAAGAGTATCCTAACTGGAATGAGCAAGGTGAGTATGACCCTCTTGTTAAAACTGTTCCTGAGTGTAATCATGTAAGTGTTTGGAACTTTTATCCAGACCCTGAAGCATCTAGCATGGAAGATGCTGAATATGTTGTGGAAAGACATAAAATGTCTCGCACACAACTACGTCAACTTAAGACACGTCCTTACTTTATGAAGGATGCTATTCAAGAAGCTATACGTAAAGGTGCAGACTATGTGCAAAAGCACTGGGAAATGGCAATGCAGGACGATGAAACCCAAGCTGATACAGAGCGTTGGGAAGTTCTAGAGTTCTGGGGTTTTGTAGATGTAGAACACCTAGAAGAGAATGGTGTAAATATACCTAGTGAATACAAGGACTTAGACGAACTAAACTGTAATATCTGGGTTTGTAATGGTGAAGTTATACGTTTTGTACTTAATCCATTCAAGCCAACAAACATTCCATACTATGCTGTACCCTTCGAACATAACCCATACAGCTTCTTTGGTATAGGTATTGCTGAGAATATGGATGATACACAGACACTGATGAATGGCTTTATGCGTATGGCTATTGACAATGCTGCACTATCTGGTAATCTTATCATTGAGATAGACGAAACTAACTTAGTTCCTGGTCAAGACATGTCTGTGTACCCTGGAAAAACGTTTAGAAGACAGGGCGGCGCACCAGGACAGGCCATCTTCGGCACAAAGTTCCCTAACGTAGCACAAGAAAACATGCAACTATTTGATAAAGCTAGAGTTTTAGCAGATGAAAGTACTGGTTTCCCAAGTTTTGCACATGGTCAAACAGGAGTATCAGGCGTTGGGCGTACTGCAAGTGGTATATCTATGCTTATGTCTGCTGCTAATGGCTCTATACGTACAGTAGTTAAAAACGTAGATGATTATCTTATAAGACCTTTAGGTAAAGCATTCTTTGCTTTTAATATGCAGTTTGACTTTGATGAGTCAATTCGTGGCGACTTAGAAGTAAGAGCATCAGGTACTGAGAGCTTAATGGCTAACGAAGTAAGATCCCAGCGCTTAATGCAGTTCTTACAGGTAGCGCAAAACCCAACACTAGCACCTTTTGCTAAGATGGATTATGTAATACGTGAAATTGCTAAGTCTATGGATCTTGATCCTGATAAGGTTACTAACTCAATGGCAGATGCAGCAATACAAGCTGAGATACTAAAAGGCTTCCAAGCTCCAACGCCACCTTCTGAAGCCCCTCAAGGTGTTTCTGCACCACAAGGTGCTGAACAGTCTCCACAAGCTCCACAGAAGCCTATGGGAGGCGTACAGGATACATCAGGATCTGGAGGAGGTCAAATAGGTACAGGCACTGCTCCTTTACCAGGTGAACAAGGATTTACAGGTAATGTCGCTTAAGACACTAATAAATGATAAACCTACATGGGATGCGTTCTTAGAAGAGATGGATGTACTCATAGCTAAAGAACATAAAAGTATGGAAAGCATATCTGATACTGCAGAGATCTACAGACATCAGGGTGCTATACGTACACTTAGACAACTAAAATACATGAGGGATCGTATTAATGGATGAATCATTAAGTATAGAACCTTTTGACCCAAAGAAGCACAAACCTATAGATACTGTAGGTGGAATGAAAGCTACAGAATATTTAGCATCTGAAACTTCTCCTGAAGGCACTGCTTGGAACATACCTACTATATGGTTTGATAAAGATACAAAAGAACCTGTTTTTCTAGGAGATAAGGATACCGTAGATAGAGCTTGGAATGCTGCATATAGGTATGAAGAAGAAACAGGTGTTAAATTTCCAAGATATAAAGATATAAAAGAGGCTGAGATAGCAGCAGGTAATCGTAGTAACAAAGGTGGAGCTACCAAACAAAAATTAGGAATGGCAAAAGGTGGAATATCAATGGCACTAAATGATGAAACAGAAGCAGTATTTAAATCTGTACGAGGTCAAGAAGTAGATCCTGTATCAGGTAATGAAGTACCTCTCGGTTCAGAACCAGAAGAGGTTAGAGATGATATAGACGCTAAACTAAGTGAAGGAGAATATGTTGTACCTGCAGATGTTGTTAAGTATTATGGTGTTAAATTTTTTGAGGACTTACGTATACAGGCAAAGATGGGCTTTAGTCAAATGGAAGCTAATGGTCGTATAGGTGGAGAACCTGTAGCAGAAGATATACCTTTTGATGTTTCAGAACTACAGATGCAAGATGATGAAGAGCCTACTATGAACAAAGGTGGGTACATGACAGGTTATGCAGAAGGAGGTTCTGTAAATTCAGGCTTTGAAATAAGAGAATATGAAGATGAAAACGGTAATATTATCTATATACAGTTTATGAATGGACAACAGCTTACCCAAGTGCCTGATGGCTACTCACCTAAAGGAGAAACTACAGATACCACTACTACTGATGCATCTGCGTCTGTTGCACCAGCAACTAGATCTAATCGTAAAAATAAAGCTCCAATAGCTGTTGCTCAAGACATAGATTGGATGGAAGCCCCTGTAGAAGACTTTGAAAAAGTTGTAGATACACTTAAAGACCCTATAGGTAATACATTTACTTCAGCTTTTGATATACTTACATCAGGTACGCCTGTAGGTTTTGTTAAGGGTTTAGGCATGAAATCTCAAAACAAGAGAATGCTTAAGGGCATAGATGCTCAATTAAACAATCCATTTATATCTGAAGATCAAAGGGATAGACTAGAAGCAGTTCAGTCTGAACTATGGGATGGTAAGTTGCAATCTGGATTATTTGGACGCTTAGGGCTTAAGTCTGATAAACAAGGTGTAGGATCAAATTTCGGTTTGGGAGCAAGTATATATGAACGTATGGGTGTTATAGACCCTACTACAGGTAAACCTTACGAAAATACAAGTAGAACACCCGAAGAACAAAAAGGTTTTTTAACTAGGTTCTTTAATCCTAAGAATATAGGAGGTAGGCAAAGCGGTAAACTTGTAGATACTTCTGATTCTGGTGCTGGCAATATAAAGTTTACAGCGAATGAGTTAGCTGCATGGGAAAAGGTTTCTAACACATTAGCAGAAAGAGATCCTAGAGATAATACTAGAGTTAATTTCCAAGGTTATGGTGGAAGAATATATAATAAGAATCAAAAAGAGGATGATGCACAAAGAGGTGAAAAGTACAAAATAGAAGGTACTAATGCCTATGCTTATAGAACCACTAAAAACAAACCTAAAATTAGGCAAGTAAACAATACTTCTAATAATAATATAGATGATAACAATAAAGAAAAAATCAAATCAACTATAGTAAATGATAGTAACAAACCTGATTATAGCCCTGGTGCAATAAAAACATCATCTATACCTAGAACTAAAAAAGGTAAAGAAACTTTTGGGTCTAAAATTAGACGAGGCGGTGGCTTCTCTAAGGGTGGCTTAGCAAGTAAACCTAAAAAGAAATAAACAATAACGACAATACCATATAACTATAAGGATACTCGGCATTCGTGCTGACCCCAACATAAGGAACTAAATATGTCACAACTAACTGAAGAGACAATGCACTCGTATACACACAAACGTAACGAGGCTAAAATAAAAGAAGCAGAAGCGGAGCTAGAAGCACTACTAAAAGGCGATGTAGCTGAAGAGGCTAGTGATGAAACCCCTGAAGAAGAACCCAATGGCGAAGGATCTGAGACAACCGAAGTATCGGATGCAGGTGATACCAAACAAGAAGAAGCCAAAGAGAAAACCAAAGCATCGGAAGATGATGCAGAGTTAAGTGCTGAAGAGAAGAGCTTTAAGAAACGCTATGGTGATATACAAAGACACATGGCTGAGACAGAAAAGAAGCAAGCAGCACAGATAAAACGCTTAGAAGATCAACTAGAAAAAGCCGCAAAGAACGAGCTTGTACTTCCTAAGTCTAAAGAAGAGATAGATGCATGGACAAGTAAGTACCCAGATGTAGCAGGTATAGTTGAAGCCATAGCTGAAAAGAAGGCTAACGAAAGAGCTTCTGATCTTGATGAGAGACTACAAGAGATAGAAGAATTACGCTCTACAGCTAAGAGAGAAAAAGCGGAAGCACAACTTGTAGCAATACATCCTGACTTTGAAGCTATAAGAGCAGACGATGCTTTTCATGCTTGGGTAGAGAATCAACCTAAAGTTTATCAGGATGCTCTGTATGAAAACTCTGAAGACGTTAAGTCTGTAGCCCGTGTTATAGATATGTATAAACTAGACAAGGGTATCAAAACTAAGAAGCCCAGCGCAGACAAAGGCGCAGCCTCTTCAGTTAAAACTCGTGGACGCACTGTAGTAGACGCAGAAGAGTCTAGCAAGACGCTCAGCGAGTCAATGGTTAAAAAGATGTCCCTCAAAGAATATGAGGAACGTCAAGACGAAATCATGAGTGCAATGCGCTCTGGTAAGTTTATCTACGATATGTCTTAATAAACACTTGACACTAAGGCATTAATAGATAAAACTATAGTATGTGCAGCGCTAGGTATCAACTACCTGCACATGCTTTAACTTTAAGCACTAACCACTAATAGAACTACCCGATAAAGTATAGACCCTTTAATGCTTGACCGCAAATCTAGCAATAGAGATACTCTAGAAAAGTATTGGCCTCTTGTGTGGATATGATGTTTTACTTCCCCCAACTGTCATATCTATAGGAGAAATTATTATGGCATTTACAAAGGCATCAGGTTATACCAACCTGAACAACGGAAACTTCTCATCTGAGATCTTTTCGAAACAAGCACAGTTAGCATTTAGAAAATCTGCTGTTATATCTGCAATCACAAACTCTGACTATTTTGGTGAGATTTCTGGACAAGGCGACTCAGTGCGCATTCTTAAAGAGCCAGATATCACTGTTAATTCTTTAGCTCGTGGTACTGCAGTGTCAACACAAGATTTAGTTGATGCAGACTTTAAACTAACTATCGACAAAGCAAACTACTTTGCATTTAAATTGGACGATATTGAAGAAGCACATTCACACGTAGACTTCATGCGTCTCTCAACAGACCGTGCAGCATACAAAATGGCTGACTCAATGGACAATGATGTTCTTAAGTACTTAGCTGGTTTCACAACTGCAAACGCTGTAAACACAACAGTAAACGGTACTAAAGCAGATACTGCTG